CGTGGGCGTTTGATGGCGGTTTTGTAGCCCCTGCAGTTCCTCGCGTTTGCAACGCTTCAGGCTCTAAAACCCTCTCCGGCACCCTAGATCGCGTCCGCATCACCACCGTCAACGGCACCGACACCTTCGACGCCGGCTCCATCAACATCCTCTACGAGTGAAGCCATGACACTGAGACTCAACGGCTCCACCTCCGGCTACACCGAGATCGACGCTCCGGCGGTAGCTGGCAGCAACACGCTCAAGCTACCTACCGGCAACGGCAGCGACGGCAACATCCTCGGCACTGATGGCGCGGGGAATCTGAGCTGGGTGAATGGCCGCATGGTGCTGGAGACCGCCAAGGCCACCACCAGCGGCACCGCGATCGACTTCACCGGAATTCCGAGTTGGGTGAAGCGGATTACGGTGATGTTCCAGGGTGTGAGTACGAGTGGAACCAGCGCATTCCTGATTCAAATTGGTACGTCTGCAGGCGTCACGACTTCTGGCTATTCATCAGTTGGAAGCAACATTGGCACTGGCTCTACTAATGTGACTGGCAGTACAGCCGGGTTTATTCTTATAGCCGGTGGGGATGCAGCCACAACCTTATATGATGGTCTTGTTACAGTCTCTCTAATCAACGCAAGCAGTAATGCGTGGGTTTCTGCAGGTACTTTAAGACGATCCACTAACAATGCCGTTCATACATCTGGAGGCAATGTCACCCTCTCCAGCACCCTAGATCGCGTCCGCATCACCACCGTCAACGGCACCGACACCTTTGACGCGGGGTCGATCAACATTCTCTACGAGGGCTGATCATGAGCACACTCAGCACCACCAACCTCAAAAACCCGAGCGCCGGCAGCAACAACATCGTGCTCGGCACCGATGGTGCCACCGCGCTCACCACGGCGAAAGTGACCACGCTGGCCGACAGCGCAGGCGCCAACACCAGCACGCCGGCCGAGATCGCATCAGGCCGCGCCAAGGCCTGGGTGAACTTCAACGGCACCGGCACGGTAGCGATCCGTGCAAGCTACAACGTGAGCAGCATTACGGATAACGGGGTGGGCGACTATACGGTGAACTTCACGACGGCGATGGCGGATGCTAACTACTCGACTGTGTGCGGAAACACTGTAAGTATTCAAGCAACTAGAAGCCCAGAAAGTCTAGGCGTTCACGCTAGTTACCCGCCTGCAACTTCTTCCGTCAGGGTTTACAACCGCTTGGGTGGATTTTCAACTTCGGACAGTATCCCATCAGACATTGCGTATGCAAACGTCGCCATCTTCCGCTAACCCATCATGAAGCGAATCATCTACCCAACCCCTGATGGCGGCGTCGCGGTGATCATCCCCGCCGAGTCCATTGAGCTTGCCCTGAAGGATGTTCCCGAGGGCGTGCCCTACGAGATCGTGGACGCCACCGAAGTCCCTGCCGATCGCACCTTCCGCGGTGCGTGGGTGATGGGCGACTGCTGCATCGACCACGACCTGGAGCGCTGTCGCGAGATCGGCCACGACCGCCGCCGCGCCGATCGCGCCGCCGAGTTCGCGCCGCACGATGAGCTGATCGCCAAGCAGATCCCCGGCGCCGATGCAGCAGCTGCTGAAGCGGCTCGCCAGGAGATCCGCGACCGCTACGCCGCGGTCCAAGACGCCATCAACGCCGCCGCAGATCCCTTCGAGATCAAGGTGGCGCTCGGCCTAGAGCAGCCCGAGCCGGCCCCCGAGCCCGAGCCGGAGCCCGAGCCCGCACCCGAGAGCTGATGGCCGTCCGCAGCAAGCAAGGCACCGCACGCCTCGAGCATCAGCCGGGGCCGCCCAAGACCACCCGCCAAGGGTTCGGCCAGCGCTCGCGGCCCCGGCGCCGAGGGAAGAAGCCCCTCAGAGGGCAGGGACGCTAAGCTGAGCTTATGGCTATCTCGCCCGGTACTTGCAACACCAGCCTGCAGCGCCGGGCGGACTACAGCATCACGATGCAGTTCAAAGACAGCAACGATACGCCCATCAACTTGACTGGCTGGATCGTCGCCGCCCCAGCCCTGACCCCTTGGCTACGTTGACCGACGAACAGAAGGCAGCGCTGTTGGCGCTGTTGCGGTCCTAGTACTCTGAGAGTAGGGACAGCTAGGCTACTACTGAGGCGTAATTGTTCCCATGCCACCAGCCGATGATGTCTCGCATGGGGACATTTACCACAAGCTCGGTTCTTTAGAGGGCAAGCTCGAAACTGTGCTGATCCAGCTCAGCGAAAAGCGCGGCGACATGGCTGCCGTATTTTCCCGCCTTCGCGAAATTGAAACCCGTGTAGCCATCGGCGTAGGCCTAGCAATTGGCTTGAGTTTTTTAATCCCATTTGTAATTAACGCAGCCGCACCAAAGCTGCACTTCGAACACACCCAACCATCGCAAATCCAGCGATGACAGTCATCCAAAGCACCAGCTACCCCAACAACTTTCGCCTGGAGCAGCTGGAAAACGAACGCGGCGAAATTTACTACCGGGCCTGTGTAGGTAGCATCTGCCGCTATGCGGAAGACGAATATATCGCCCGCATGTATCTAGAGGGCATGGGCTGGGATCCTACGCACACAGCCCTCCCGTAATCCAGCGGATGATTGCATCTTCCCGATGCGGTTCCCAAAACTCCTGATCTCTGTACCACTCCAGCCAATCGTTGGCCGACTTTGAAATATTGCACGCAAAGCAGCAGGCAATGAGATTTTGCTGGTGCGTATGTCCACCCCGAATTTTTGGATGTACGTGATCCAGCGTGGCCGACCTGCCTAAGGCTGTATCACAGTAGGCACAGCGATTGCCCCATTCTTTAAGAATTGATTGCCTAAACCTTGCCTTTGCCTGTTTTTTGTTTAAGTATTCGCCATCTTCAATGTGATGGTCCATACCCAGCAGTGGCTAGACGAAATGTAGCTGTAGAAACCCTTACGCGCTGGAGCTTTTAGGCTAGTACAGCTAAGCTTCCGTAAGAATCTTGGTTTTTATGACTGAAGAGCAGATCGCAGTAGTGGCCATCGTCATTGCAGCTGGCTCCGAAATCATCGGCATGAGCAAATTGCGCTCCAACAGCTGGATCCAACTGGTGCTGCAGGGTCTCCGCCTGATGTTCCCCAAGCGCCGCTAATTCCCACTGAGGGCCTTGTCATGACACAAAACAGTATCCGCCTCGGCGATCTCTTCAGGTACTACAAGGCCCTGCCCCACCAGATGGCAGCCATCACCGAGCTGGAACAGGCCATCAACAAAGTCAACCCCAACATCTTGGGCCGCGATCAGGGCTGGTTCAAGACCTGGAGCGTAGCCGGCAAACAAACCAACTTCCCCAACACTTGGGAAGGTGTACTTGAAGCAGCCCGCGTAGCTGGCGCAAAATTCCCGGAACTTGTAAGCGCCCAATGGGCACTGGAATCCAACTACGGCAAACTCGTTTCCGGCCGCAATAACTTTTTCGGCCTCAAAGGCACTGGCACAGACACCAAAACACAAGAATTTATAAACAATCAGTGGATCTCAATCACAGACAGCTTCATTGACTTTCCAGACCTGCTGTCCTGTGTCATCTACCTTGTAGACCACTGGTACAAAGACTTCAAAAATTACAAAGGTTGCAATAACGCAAATAATCGCGAAGAAGCGGCCAAATGGTTAATTAAAGAAGGGTACGCTACTGACCCCAACTATGCCGGCAAGCTGATCGCCCTGATGGAACAGCACACTGGCACTAACCCACTGGTAAGACCCAAAGAAAAAATTCTCAAGGTCGCCTACGAATATCAACTGGGACCGGACGATGGAGCAACGGGTTACCGCCAGTGCTTCAGTTCGAGTTGTGCGATGGTGGCCCGCTATTACGGCAAAATTTCGGGGGACTACGAATACAACAAACTCCGCGCCCGCTTCGGCGACACCACCGACCCCAAAGCCCAGATCGCCGCTCTCAAAGCCCTGGGACTTAAAGCCACCTTTGAGATGGACGGCACTGCCCAAGAGCTGGAAGACGAAATCAACGCCAGCCACCCCGTACCTGTCGGCTGGCTCCACCACGGCCCCATCTCGAATCCCTCCGGTGGCGGCCACTGGAGCGTTGTCGTGGGCTTTACCCCAACCCACTTCATCTTTAATGATCCTTATGGGGAGGCAAATCTGACTGCAGGCGGCTATGTAAGTCATAAGGGTGGCGCTGGCGTTGCCTATTCCAAGAAAAACTGGCTGCCTAGGTGGCTCATCGAAGGCACCGACACAGGCTGGTTCATGAAAATCCGCCCTAGCTGACCATGCGCCCCATCGAACACACCACCGAGTCCAGCTTCCACAAGGCCGCAACGGACAGGTGGCTGGTGGAGCGGTTCAACAAGGGCGATTACCGGGGCTTGCTGGAAGCAGCCCTCCTGCTTAACACGCTCCACCAGCTGGAACGAACAAAATCCGCCTGGGCCATCCGCGAAGCAGCAGACAACCTGGCGGATCAATTCGGCATGGACCGCGACTCGGCCTAACCCTCGCTCTCCATCTTGGCAATGTGATCCGTGTAAAGCCCGGTGTACAGGCTGTGCATGGGATGCAGGGGCGAGTCTCGTCCGTCCAAAACGTAAAGCCGCTCCAGATAATCGTGGCGGCCCTGGTCAATGCGCACCTTGGCCCAAGCCTCGACAGCCCACTGGGGAATTTCAGTTGTCATTGCGAGTTTCTGACAGTTTTTTACGCGCCTTCGCAGCCACACTGGGACTGGTGTGCGACCGAGCCAGCTTAGGTTTCCTTGCCGGCGGCACCGGCGTATCCACCCGACAATTCGGGTAACGATTCTTGGCAAACTCCACAGCCTGCTGGAGCGACTCAGCCCTCACCAAATCCCGCATAGCCCCTTGACCAGGCAGCCAGATCTGCAACTCATAAAGGGCAGATTTTTCTGCACTAGTGCGTGAAATCCCTTCACCGAAGCGGACTTCCCGGTTTTCCTCCCAGCTCAAGACGTTCATTCTGCTTTCCAAGACCGGGGGTAGACGGGTTCTTCCACGCCATGGACGCTAACAGGGCTATTAGTACAACGAGCCACAGCCTGTGCAGCCACAACAGCCCGCTCATAGGTCACCCAACTAGACGCATCATCCTTCGCAGCCGTAAGGCCAATCCCATTCCCTGGCCCATAGACCGCTGTTACCCAGCGATCCCCTGCCATAACCACGTACCGCGTCACTGTCCTTTAGTGAACTACTGTAGTAGTTTAACCCGCAACCGCCACCAGACTCAGACTGTTACAAACCACAACTGAGTCTCATGCGCCAGTTTCTGATTCACTTTCTGGCTGCTTGGAGCGCAATCTGCCCTGCACCCGCCGCTGGACTGACTCGGCCCAAGCTGCTTTATCCGCAGCCTCCGCAGCCTTGTAGTCCGAAGCCGGAAGCGCTTTTTCCAACGCCGCGTAAACCATCTCACGCAACAAACCCGTCACCTTCTTACCTTCGGTGGCGGCAAGTTTTTCCGCCAGCTTGTACCGATTGGTATCAAGCAACAACTGGCAATAGATTTTCGAGCCGTGGCGCAGCGGCATGGTCCCTGTTCTAGTCTCCTACACAATAGCATACTGCGACACAATAGACTCACCACCGCAAATCCTGATCCACCCCCTTCCGCCACGCATTGGACTGCGCCACCCGCGCACTGGAACGCTGCTTCCCACACCCCTTGCGAATCCCCCTCGCCCACTCCAGGAAAGCCGCCGCCCTATGGAGATCCGCCGTCTTGGCCATGCGCACCTCACGCATCAACCACTCCAACACGATCTCCCTGCCGGTGCGACTCATGTGTCTAACTCTGAGACTCTCAAGATCGACTGGGGCGTCTGATCAGGACAAAGCTCCAGCGCCTTGAGCCTTGCGGCATAGGCGTCTGGAGCGGTAACAAAAACGTCGTGCATCGGGCCGTGACGCGGCCACATCCTGACCCGATACTCGAACTCCTCAGTCACTTGGCTTGGTCCCAGCTATCCCCGACCTTAGCTTCTGCAAGCGCTGGAATATCTCCCAGCCACTGCGCTTCAGCATCTTCCATGACTGACTGGAGCTGGAGCACCCACGCCTCAGCATGTTCCTCTGCAACTAGCAAAATCACTTCGTCATGCACCACGCCAGCCAAACGCACAACATCTTCTCCGTCAGCCTTAAGTAAAGGCCACAACTTTCCAAGCGTCCGCTTCAACACGGCCGCACCAGCTCCCTGAATCGGCGTATTGCAACGAGTAGTCAGCTTGTTGTGTTCCCCAGGAAGAATCCGCCGCAGACCAGACACCCGGATCCTCACCTCACCGTTGCCCTTGCTGTTATCAGCAGCGTTAGCGGCCTTCCGCTGCCACTGATTGATTCCCTTATAAGCGAAGTGAAACTCTTGCCTAATCGCACCAGCCTCATCCAATTCCATCTGGATCCCCATTGTTGCTGCATAGTTACGCAACCCTTTTGCACCACTTCCATACAGCAATCCAAAGTTTGCAGATTTTGCAATTTGGCGTTGTTCTTTTGTAACCGCATCTTCAGCTACCCCATAAATCTGCATCGCAGTAAATGTGTGCAGATCTTTCCCTTCTTGGAACGCTTTAGTCATAAGCGGATCCTGCGCTTCCGCTGCTGCAAGCCGCATCTCCATACCGCTGTAGTCCGCCACCACAAACTTCCATCCCGGAGGAGCCTGCACACAAGCCCGGAACCGCACATCCCGCGGAATCTGCTGCAGGTTGGGACTCATACAACTCATCCTCCCAGTATCTGCCCCAAGCTGCAGATAACTGGCCCGTATAAATCCATCAGTCGCCACATTCTTTTCCAACGTTTCCGCCATCTGCCTACGCTTTTCTACCCGCTTCCACCGCAAATAATCCGCAATACACTTGTGCTCTCCTACATATTCCTGAAGCGCAGACTTACTGGCACTATGCTTCCCAGTCTTTGGATCAATCGGTGACTTACCCAATAGTGCCGAAAATTTAACTAGCAACTGTGCAGGACTGTTGAGATTAAACACCTCAGGATCTGGCTTACCTTTCTTCTCAGATCGCGTTTGGTACTTCAGGTTACCAAACATATCCCTGTGCAACTTGAAGCCTTCAGGCAAGGCAGCATCAAAGTCTTCAATGAATCGATCCCCAACTTCCTTGTGCTCAATATCCAGATCCTCGATGAGTTTAATAAGCGATTCCTTATTAAAGGGAAGGCCCGTTCGCCACAACTGCGCCATCGACTGGAGCGCCGCACATTCCAAAAACCACGCTGGTGCAAGTTTCTCCACAGCCATCCGCTGCTGAATCGGCTCCATCAACTCAGTCAGCACCACAACATCCTTGGCCGCATACTCCATCTGTTCCATAGACAGATCGCCGGACCAGTCACTTTTCTGCTGCTCCTTAGAAATGTCGTAGTGCAGATACCGCTTCACCACGTACTGCAAACCGTGCTTTAAGTTCGGCAGCCCATTGGTAAGAATGCGACTGGCGAGCATGGTGCAAAGCACCTGCCCCACAGGATGGATTTCGTACTCCTGCAGCCACCCCAGATCAAACACCGCGTTGTGCGCAACCCACGTCCGCTCAACATCGAAAAATTCCTCCAGCGTGATCCAATCGTTGTCATCTAACTGCCAACAATCAATCACCACTGGTGTCTGTCCCAGTGTGCAGAGCTGGAGCAGCCGCAACCCACCAAAGGTGGGCTGGAGCCCCGTCGTCTCAACGTCAAATGCAACAGTAGTAGCCCCCTCCAAAGTGGAGAGATGCTCGATGCCAAAGAGAATTTCCATGCCTGGTAGGGCGAAGTGAGTTACTTAAAAGATTCTAGCCGGTGCTACTCTAGCACACTATCAAACTCCCGCGCCGAGCAAAGCTCAGCCATCACGGTCCCAGCCTCTGGAATCCCAAGCGTGCAACGGTGATGCCAATGCACACACTGCTGGCACACACCCCCATCCTCCAAAGGCTTGTACTTTTGCCGATGCCATGCCTGGCGCTTTTCCTCCCTTCCCGCTGGTGAAGTGCCATAACACTTACAGCAGTACACAGCGCTCAAAGTCTTTTTGCCACAGGTAAGGCAGAGCCTCTGCGTAAGTCGAAGAACAGGTGTTTTCATGAAAAGTGAACACGTAAGAATCCAGAAAGGCGCTCCAGTTTGCTGCTCTTGGCACCCCGATGCACAACAGAGCCCGCAGGCAACTCCACCTCAACAGTGAATACCCGCGTACCGCAATCCAAGCAAGTGCGCTGGCGCAAGATGGACTCTGTTGTATCTCTGCAAGTTCGCGTAACACGAACTTCTCGCGAATCACACTTGGAGCACCTCATTCGTCGTCGGGGTCGCAGTTGTCAAAGTAAAAACCTTGGAGCCGCTCCACGATGTCGTGTGCGGCAACAAGTTGTTGAAAGAACGCCTCGCTAACTAAGTAGTCGCTCTGGCGGTGTTTGCAGTCGTAACACTCATACCGCCGCCGCTTAGCGCGACCGCTGTACGTCTTTTCCTGGAACAACATCCGCATTGTCCCAGCGCACTTGGGGCAGCGTTGTTCCCCCAGATTCATCGATCCCTGTAAGCCTCCATAGCAAGCGTGTTGACAAGCCGATTGAGATACCACTGGGCCTTCCTGGCATCCTCATAAGGATCCCGCTTAAGCCACATCCGACTGATGTATTTAATGACCTGCCACTGCAGGCCACCAACCACCGGATCAGGTGCAGGCCGCACCCAATCCTCGATCACATCAATCACCTCAGCCTTTCCAGCCGTGTAATGACTGGGATGGTTGACTGGATCGCTCATCCCTTAGACCTCTGTACTTTGGTGTCGCCGCAATAACGGCCTGTCAGCGCATAGCTCTTAGCCGGCAACATCGACATCTTGTGCCAGACAATCTGCCCAATCCGCATCCCATGCCACAGGGCAACCGGATGCAGAGACCGGGCATTTTGTAGCTCCAGCGTCAGCCTGCCTTCGTAGCCCGGATCCACGTACCCAGCCATCAGGTGCTCAATCCCTTCCCTGGCACGGGAGGACTTAAGCGCCAGCTGCCCGGCTATGCAATCCGGCACCTTGAAGAACTCCACCGTTTCCGCCAGCACGAACTGGTGCGGCTGGAGCAGAAAGGGTTGCTCTGGAGCAGTGCCGCGAAGCGACACCGACTCCATCTCGCTGGTGCCCTCCACCTCAATCAGCAGATTCTCGCCGAGTCTCACATCAAGACTGGCGGGATTCACGAGGGCCTCATCGAAAGGCGAGACAAGACCCCGTTTGCACAGGGTCCAGATCTCCAGATCCGGGAGAATCAAGCGGTGATCTCCACAGAGGAGGGCGTGCCCTGGGACAGCTGCACATGCTTCCAGGTCTTACCCCACTTGATGCAGTTGATCGTGGTGACATGCACCCCAAACTCCGCCGCGATCTTGGCAACGGACTGGGTACGCGCTGCCAAAGCCCGCTTGATCTCCAGCACCTTCGCCTCCGTTAGCACAGCCACCCCACGCTTTCCCTTGCGGCTGGACTTACGAGTCTTAACTTGAGACTTCGCGGTACGGACAGTCGCCGTACGCTTTGACGTACCAGCTGGAACGACATCGGTTTGTTTGGTGCTGCTGGCCTCCAGGTCAACGTGCTGGGCGTTGTGCAGGATGGTCGCGATCTCCTGCTGGTGCTCGGTGATGGTCTTGAGGCTGTCGGCGATGATCCGGGCTTGTGTGTCAGAAAGGATGAGCATGTTCTTAGGAGTGAACGGTTGTTAATGTACTACGCGAAGAAGCGGGGATCCTGCTTCTTGAGCAGATTGATGCGGGAAAGCGGCAGCTTGAGGACTTCGCACATTGCCATCTCGGCCAGCTTGCTGGAGCAAATGCTGTCGCTGGTGGCAAAGACGTAGATCAAATGCCGGTAGAGCTGGGTCAGAGTTCGAGCTTTGACCCAGTGGGTGTCACCTGGAATGGGCTCTGTGCCGTAGTACCAGTCGTCATAATCAGTCGCATTGCGAATCTCACGAGACTCAGTGCTACCGATAAGGCGACTGGAGCGGTTCCCAGTTGTCGATTCGCTCGGAGAGCATTTTTCGTAGGCCGGCATCGGTAGCAGGAATCACGTCTTCATCAGAAAGGTAGAAGGAGCCTCGGCACACGGCAGGCACCCAGTGGGGCGCGACTGCCACAAGCTCCATCTCCTCCACCAAGGCCTCCACGGTGAGGCAGTTGTTGACGCCAAAGGACAGGTCAATAACCTCAAGAATCTGCCTCACTGAAGCACCTCTGCAGCAGTACGGCACTCAAGCTGTTCGAGCCACTGGTCCCAGCTCATCTTGAGGAACTGGGCAAGGTCGTCTAGCTGAGCAAGTTGTGCAAGGTGGTAGCCGGGATCCTGCCCAGCAGCCTCGGTTTCGACAATCGCTTGGCGCAGCAAGTGCTGGCTCCAAGTGACGGCGAAGTACCACTTGGACAGGTTTTCGTTTGGAACGCTGGTGTGGGTAGCCATGGGCGTGTGTAACAGAAACAGAGCGAGAGCTGTCTGCCCTCGCCCTGTAGTGTTGCACAGAAACAGCCCCCGTCAACCCTGCCCTGTTGTAATCCGTTACACGGCCATAGCCGCTAAGCTTCGGGTCCAACGATTCCATCGCTGGGCATTCCGCAGTGTGGAGGCTGCGGTGAGGCGTGCAGGCGCGAGAGCCGGCGCCACCTCCACACCCCAATCACGGCAGAATCTTGGACGCCAGCCACAGCGCCAAGCAGCACGCCACGACGTAGACGACGAGAAGCTCGAACATCAGAGGCACTGTCATTGGCCCTCCAGCTCGTCGGCGATGGCGAGGAGTTCGGCGCGAGTTTTCTGCCGTTGCTCCCATTTGGAATCGGCCATCAATTGGTAGCTCTGGGGCCACGGTTCATCTTCTCCGCAGGGTGGCTCACTTTGCTCCGGCACCACCTGATCCGCAGCAGCGCGGAGGACGGCGACGGCGTGAGCGCGGGCCATCAGCTGCTGCGGTCCATTCAGCTCTTCCATGTAGAGAGCGTCCAGCACGGCCTGCGCCTCTTTCGATAGCTCAGTCATCACTCAGCCTCCTGCTGAGGCGCCGGCTCGATGGCGGGGCGGCCCCATTTGGCAAGGACGGCACGCAGCCCAAATACCTGTGCGGCAGGACCCTGACGATTTTCACAGGCGTAATACGCAGCGCGATATGTCTCGCCAAGCTCCTTATCCGTCGGCTCCTGCGGCTCGGGCTGCGCCAGGGCGGCGCGGGCGCGGTCAATTAGCTGACGCTCTACAGGTGAAAGCAGTGCCCGCTTCCCTAGTGCATCAATCAGCTCAGCGCACAGCGCACGAAAGTCAGTCATGACGAGTCATAGGGCGAGTGGGTGTAAGCAGCCCGCAATAGCAGGCCCAGAAGTCAGAAGCGGTCCAGGGTGCTCCGTTCTCGTGGAGCAGTGGCACGGCATTGGAGACAGCCTGCGCGTCCCGGTAGTTGGCAAAGCTGCCGTAATCCTTGGCGGCCAGCCGGCGGTTCGCCTCAGCGAAGGCCTCAAAGTCTTGCCGGGACAACTCCCCAGCAGTGCCGCCAAAGATGTCAGGCATCCACCCGTAGGGGATGGCATGAAAGCCCGCCGATTCGGCCCAGGATGCCAAGGTCCAACGTTGCCAGCCGTTGCAGCGGTACCAGTCATAGAGCATGGTGCCGAATTTGCACCGGGCGCTAACCGCGCTGATGCGGAGGGAGAGGTAGTCAGCCATCACACAGCTCCTCAGCTTTGGTGTACCGCAGCATCCAGTCGGGGTTGTCATCCACCCACTGCTCAACGTCGGCCATACCGTCTTGCGACACGACACCTACCAGCGGCCCTGGTGCGCGGTCTTGGATCATGGTCAGGCCCCAGACCACTTCATCGCCACAGATCGGCACAAAGGCAATGGCGCCGCTATATTTGGCGCAGGTCACGTCAATGGCCCACTCGTCGAAGGTCACATGTTCAAGGGTTGAGTCAGTCATCGGGTTTCAGTGGCAAAGGTTTCCAGCTCGGCGGCGATGGCCAGGAGCTTCATCTCATCAGCGATAGAAAACAGGAACTTCTTGGACGGATAATTTGTCATTTGATCCGCAGCAGCTCGCAGGGTGGCGGCGGCATAGCTGGAGTAAAAGTTCGTTTGCCACTTTGGGTTTCGTGTTGCTTTGTAAGCGGCTTTCAGAATTGCCTGCGCGGCGGGGGAGAGGTTAGAAGCGGGTGCCATGGTAATCACAGAAGGAACAGTGAACACGAAACTGAGGTGGATTACTTAGAAGTGCCTCGGATGGGTTGGAGTCCAATAGTTCGCAGCCACATTCGGGGCAGGCAATTCCGTTCCCGCGAGGGTTTGCGAAGCCGTAAAAAGCACCATGCTTTTTGTTGTGCTCTTCAAGTGAGGTGAGGTCAGTCATCGGATACACACCCACCACACAACACCGCGAACCATCGTGCCGCCACCGGCGTGGCATTCGGAAGCGAACTGCGCCGTGCCCAGCAGGGCTGCCACGGCGATGATCGATCCCACGCAAAGGCTGATCCAGGTGGGTTTGTCGTCAGTCATCGGGCAGGGCCTCCAGGGCGCGGCGGACAACATCCAGATCATTGATGTCCCAGGCTTTCTTGTTGCCTTGGATCAGATCAATTAAGGCAAGGCTCTGCTCCTTCAAGCTCGGTGGCTTGGGGCGTCGGGCGGCACGGAGTTCTGCGACATCCTCTGGCTCCCATTGGGCGCAGCGCACCAGATACTCACAGCACGCCTCCAGCTCTTGGTCGGCGCCGTATTGGGCAGCGCGGGTGGCGATGTGCTGCCAGTGGTCTGCAACCGCTTGGTGGACGGGTGGTATCTGCGCCCACTGCTGCACCAGCTCCGGCGGTGGGGTGATGTCGGAACTCCTAATTCGGCTTGGATTAGGAGTTGGTTTGGAGTTGGTCATTCGGTGATTTCGTTGATGACAGCGTGTTCGCCAATGATGCGCAACGCGGCCTCGTTGTAGGCCAAGGCCGCCTCGCGCTCGGTGGCATGGTTGCCGAGGTAGTAACGCCCACCCCGGTAACCCAGCGCTGCCCGCCACGGCAGTTTGGGATTGTTGCTACGCGACACACCTCGATAGACGCTGGCGCGGTTGGCAGGCCGCGGCCGATTGGCCATCGACAGGTAGTAAGCCTCCTTGGTGCCGCTGCAGTTGAAGTACCCCACGAACTTATGTCGAGTGTAACACTAGTCTACAGGGACGCCAAGGATTTCGGGCTGGAGATCAGTCATGACGGACACGTCCGCCCCATGCCGCAGTGCCTGCCCCACTAGGTAGTGGAACGAATCCACGGCATCCTCACAGCACTCGATCTGGTACTCCTCCACTTCAGAGGCCACCCCACGCTTGAACCAGCAGATCCGCACCACAGCCAGGAGATGGTCTGGCGTGGTGGTGACGTTGTAGTCCAGCATCGGCCTACGAGGTTTTTTCGGACGAGGCTTGGACACGGGTGGATCCCTCCAAAACAGCCATGCGGCAACCCGCATGAGTCCTAGAAAAAAGTTAGGCGCGTTAAACACCGGTAACTCTGACCTCTGTGAGTTGGGCGTAGACCTCGGCACATTCGGCCTCCGGCAGGGTTTCCAGCTGGCGCTGCACTTCGTGGGCAACCAGCACAGCGAGAAGGTTGGAGACCTTTCGCATGGTCCGCTTGGAGAGCCACTCCAGCTCGTTCGCAGTTACGTCATTGCAAGAAAAGGTGATGCGGTTCATAAAAAGGCATACGAACCGCACCACTATACGCCTAATCCCACATCCGTGCGGCTTCCTGCATCAGCTGATCCAGCTCGTCCGGGCTGCGCTCCTCGGTCGAGGCGGAATTCCCTCGCGTGAATATCGGGGTGTCCTGCTGTCCCAAACTCTGAGAGTCGTTGCGCTGCAACGCATCTGCCGGATTTACCTGTCCCAGTTTGTCCTGTTTTGTCCCAACCTGTCCTTTTGGTGTCCCAGAAGCGGGTTTGGGACAACTTGGGACAAAATCGGACAAAACGGGACAGCCCATTTCCTCAGATCCAGCTCCAGCACTGGATTTTTCCTCTTTGGGACAGCTAACACCTCCTCCCCCCCTGTGCGCGAGGACTGCGTAATACCGCTTACTGGAACGATCCCCTTCAACAGCCACCAGTTTCCGATCCACCAACCGTTGGAGCGACTTGGCGATGGCGCTGACGCTGCCACCCAGTAGCGGATCAGCGTTCAGCTCCGCCTTTGTCATCGGCACTGCCTTTGTCCGCAGGCGCTGGAGCACCCGGTCAATGATCGAAGCCGGACCCGCCGTATCCGTGTCATCCGCCGGCGGCAGATCCTGCAGCGAAAAGGTGAGGTCTTCCTTCTGGCGCAGGATCAGTTGCTTGCCCTCGTTCCCCTCCCGGCTCTTACCGATGGTGATAAGCCGCGCAGAGGCCCCTACACGCTCCAGCTCGGCCTTCTCCGGGCGTCGGATGCCCCAAGACTCATCCACGGCGTCCTGGAGCGCTGTGGTGCCCCTGAAGTCGCCAGTCTTGGAAGCGTGGTGGATGAAGACGATGGTGGTTGCCGGGAAGCTTTCGCCGTTCTCAGCGCTGTACCAGTAGATCGGCTCGGCGTACTCGGCCTTGTTCTGGTCAAAGGCACAGCCCCGCATACAGGCCGTCACCGAATCCCAGACCACGAGCTTGGGGCGGTGCTCCTCGATCTGCTGGATAAACCACGGATACCAAAGCATCGACACCTTGTTCCGCACAATCACGGGATCGTCCGCCGTGAAATCCAAATCCTCGAACTGCTTACGAATCCGCCGGCTGTTCTGATCTCCGTTCAGCCAGAGCACCGTGCCCTGTTCAACTGGAACTTCCTGTCCCCTAACCGAAAAAGGCGTCCCCCTGGCAATGTGCTGGGCCAAGGTCAGGACAGCCATCGTTTTGCCACAGCCACCACGACCGTGCATCAACACAGTCCCCGGCTTAGGCAACAGTTCTGGAATCAGGTACTCAATCGGCGTTTCTTCAGTAGCAAAAATCTCTTGCAAAGAGCCTCCATGCGAACCACGGCGAAACTCCTGATCCGCAATTAACAGCCGCACCACAGCCGCTGCATCGCGATAACCAGCCTCCTGCGCAATTTCATGCAGCTTGTGCTGCACTTCAGACGGGTTGGGCAGTTTCATGGCCGCCTCAGCCCGTTTGACAATTTCTTCGTGCGAAAGACCGACGGTACGGAACCGCTGCACCCGGTCCTGCTCAGCCTCGGTAACGATCTTGCGCAGATCCTCCGACAACCACACGCGGCCCGGCATCTGCTGGTCCGCCATCCAGAACAGCGTCCCAAGGCTCACCGGCCCCTTCCGAAAACTCTTCCACACCTCCTCACAAGGGTTGGCACCAGCCCACTCTTCGGCGTACTCAGGATCCTCAGCCGACCATGCCGCCCACAACGTCAGCCCCAAATCCGTGGGCAGTTCGCTGTGGATCGCCATGCCCACCTTCACCCAGTGGTCCCGGCTACCAGCCCCCTGCCCTGGAATCACCCGCAACGCCGACTGCACAATCTCAGCCACCTCAGCCGGGTCTCGATCCG